CCACTCCATTGCCTTAACGGTAGCTGGCACGACTTCAGCGATGGATGGCCACAGTACAGAAGCACCGTGAGTGATGAACTCATGCAAGCTCCCTTGCCAAGGAACAGGCTCACCACTTTTTAGCCGCTTACGAACAGCCTCGCCGACATACTTCATACAGGCGTGAAACGTACCTGAGTAACCGATGATCATCACAGGTCTCTTTGCTATATCACGGGTCATCCCAAAGTCATACCAAGCCTTTGAAAGCTCCTTTGTGTCTGAGGTGTCAGCTGCAAACTTGTCCATAGTCCTTTCACCACAGCGCTGGTAGACATCCTCACGTTTCTCTGAGGGTGTCATGTTCACGTACTTACCCATAGGGTCACGTAGTGCAGCGGCGAAGTGTTGAAGACCCGAGCAGGTAGCGTCAACATCAGTGTGGATGTGGGATAAGAACCCGTAACCCTCACGATCAAACTCTTCCCACTCAAAGCAGAACGCAAGGAACTGCGCTGGTGAATCAGCGTCTAACCACCAAGTGGAACCTTTAGGATTCCGAGCAGCCTCAAAGATTAACTCCTCGTGATCTGTTACCCAGTCAACACGCTCTTGAATTGTGCCCTTATCGAACCCGAAGCAGTTAGCCCCGTGGAATGCTAAGGCACACGCATCAAGCTCCTCGTTTATCTCTTTACCGTATGCGAACTCCAGCAAACCTTTGGCAAGGTCAGGACCTTGAGGGTTCAGGAGGGCAGGTAAAGGATAAGCTCGAGAACGACTATCAAGGTTGTGAGGGAAATAAATCTCCTCGTAACCTTTGAACTGGTGCGCTAGTGAAAAGATACGAGCAGTGGCGACACGTTTAGAGATGTCCCTTCTGTTCTGCTCATGCACTAGGTAGCACTGTTTCTTGTACTCCTTCGATAGCTCACTATCACGATCATCAGGAGCTAGGCCGTTAGGTGGCTCAGGAACCTTGAGTTCAGAGCTTGACGGTAGACCAGCAATCTCACGCTCACTCTTGTAAAGCTCCTCGAATACCTCAAGGACCCTGACGTTAATCTGCCACGGAGTTCGTTGCAGTTTGTTTAAGCTCGAGATTACCTCCGGGATATCCTCACACTGTAGCGTCTCGCGGTACGCTTTGGATGAGTTCTTCACCAAAGGGTAAGGCGTCACGTTATGAGTGAGGTACCCACCACGCTCGAGTGTCTCATTAGTCCAATCTCGAGGTGGGATAACCATAGGGTAATACATAGAGTATAACCCTTCAGTAGCAGCTACACGCCTCATGACGAGAGAAGCGAGGGACGCTGAGGGAGACACAACGGTCATGGTGTGTTTACCCTTGCGATAGGGGCTAAGCTCAACGTCACCTGTAAGGTTCTTAAAGATATCCAAGAGCTTGATGCCAACATTCAGCATGTCAGTCTTGGACCACTCAGCCCACTCAAGTCTCAGGTTGTTGAACTGCCTACGGATTAGCTCCTTACGTTTGTAGCGGGGAAGCTCACGTTTTTCGAAGTCAGCGAAAAGCTTACGAGCGAGAGGTCTCCAGTTCTTCTCAAAGTAACGTATACGTAACTCATCGTGGATCAGCCCAGCGCCGTGAATACACAAGCTCGTAACTGAGCAAGGTTTCTTTTGGTGGTACATGGGAACGAGGTTAACGATAGACTTCAAGAACAAGTAAGCGGAAACCTCAGGTTCAATCTCGCTTAGTAATTTACAGGCTAGGTTCTTTCTACCTGCTTTGCCTGAGTTAGCCTTTTTGAGTTCCTCAGCTACGGCTTCAGTGTATCTCTGAAAGTATGACTTAATCAGGAACCTTCCTGTATCCGTATCTCCATATCGGTTAGCTAAGTTCTCACGTTCATGGATTCGGTGAAACCTTCTAATAGTTTCACCCCGGCACTTCTCTTCGAGTGCAATCTGTTCTTCTCTGAGTTCGTCAGTCATCAAAGCTCCAATGTCACAGATTTCGTTGGGTGTGCAGTATGAGGGGAAAATAGTGTCCACCTCAGTTAAAGGACCTGCACACAAAAAAACCCTTGAGAGAACTGAAAGCGTTGCTCAGCAAGGGTTATAAGGTTTTTGTTACAGATTTAGGCGTTACGTTAACGGGACACTTTGGATTTTAAGTCCATAGTAGTTGTGGTGCGAGCGGCGGGACTTGAACCCGCAAGCCATTGAAGGCGCAAGATTTTAAGTCTTGTGTGTATACCAATTCCACCACGCTCGCATGTCACAAGTCACTGATATGACACAGCGTTTGTCACAGAACAAGCGCAGCCTCATTAAGATCATCAGGTGCAAGGTGTGCATACCTCAGCGTCACCTGAATTGACTTGTGGCCCATCCACTTCTGGACACGCCTTAGATCGACACCACGTTGAACTAAGCGAGACGCGCAGGTGTGGCGAAGAGTGTACGGGATGACCTCCTCACCTAACCCAGCGTAATCTCGAGCCTTCCCAAAGTTATCCGAGAATGCCCTGTAAGAGCTTATGGAGCGCCATAAGGGTTCACCCGGTTTGCTACTTTGTAAAGCCCAAGACACAGCCGCCTGAGCCGCCTGAGGAAGCGGTACGGTGCGCGCATCGCCACCTTTGGTTTCCCAGAAGGTCACCTTCCAGATATCGGATGAGGTATCAATGTCCTCCGGCAGAACCCTGAGCGCCTCACCACCTCGAGCGCCAGTGTACAGGAGGAACCGCGCAAAGTGCGCGTACTGTTCCTGTCCGTTATGGATGAGCCGCGCACAGATAGCTTGCTCTTCACGGTCTGACAGAAACCGGATGCGTCCCTTGCTTTCTTTGAAACGAGGGAACTCTGGGACAACATCAAGCATCCCTTTTGTTCTCGCGTGTTTCAAAAGCTTCTGAAAAGATGAAAGCTTCCGGTTGATCGTGGCATGAGAGGAACCCTTAGACATCATCTGCTCAGAGAGTGTGATGATATCAGCTGAGGTGATGCTACTCACGAGCCTCTGAGGTCCTAACATCATCACACAAAGCTCAGCATTGCGGATGAGCTTATCAGATGACTTAGCGTTGCCCCATAGGAAGACCTGCGAATCTGTAAGGAACTGGCCCAAAAGAAAGGCATCCTTGTTCTTCACAGGTGAACTTACAGGTTGTCCATAGTTAACACACTCGAGAGCTTGAGTGTGCCACTGGATAGCCTGAGCTTCAGTATCGAATGAGTAGCGGTGACGCTTGCCTGACTTGTCTTTAACGTCAGCTTGCCACTTGTTGCCTCGAGAGCGAACAGGCATTGATCAATCTCCTTTAATGATGTCAGCGACTTGTGCCAAGAAAGCTTTACCTTTAGGCAGTAGCCGCATCTTTTTTGATGATCGGTTCATTGGATCAGGGTAGTTCTCAATCATCCCCCTTCCGGGTTCATCAGGGCGAACAAACTCAGACCAGTAAGAAACATATCTTGAACAGGTGGAGTTAGCTATCCCCAGCCTATCCTCGATATCCTTTTGATGTTCAAACTTGTCATCATCAGCCGCCATGAGAAAAACGAGAGCCTCTGATACAGCCATGCGTTCATCATGCTGCCTGAAAAGTTCGAGTATTCTAGTTAGTCTGCGAACCTCCCTTGTAGTCCCCATAATAAATGTTCTCCAATTCTGTCAGGACTTCCTCAGCTGGGTGCAGCTTGTTTGTCCTTTCGTTATACTCGTGGAGTATATCACGAAGTTTACATATTATAAACAAATCGTGACGATCTCCGCTTAAATTGTGATCAAACTCAATCCCATTTTTGGAAGTGAGGAGGATAGCTAGTGCCATGCCTAGCTCGTAAAGTTCTTCGGGCTTCATCTAGACCTCTTATTTTACGTGTGGGTTTAACAGTCGAATCAGTATGCCTCGCTGCCGTGACAGCATTGGACACTGAGGATCAGAACACCGGGTATATGATTAAATTCTTCCATAGCGTCCTCTTCATCATACCCATGCACAACCTCACGCTCAGCGTATTTATCACCCAGCGTTTTATACACGATTTCGTAAGCGTTCATAGTGTCGAACTCCTCTTGATTTGAAACATTCAGAATAAAAAAACAAGGTCCAGTGAGACCGTGACGGCGTAAAGACCTAACAACACCATCACGATCTCACGTACAAACGGGAAGTCCTCCATTACAGTAGCACATCAATCACAACTGAAAGCATGAATCCAGAGCTTAGGAGAACCATCAGCGCTGCAAACTCAGCGATCCTAGTGAGCCAGAATTTGATGTTCATTCTGCAAGACCTCCATGTTCATTAATGATCGATAAGACATCCTCAGCAGATACCCATCCAAGAGGGCCATCAGCGCCTTCTGGGCGTTTATCCAAGAGGGAGCTTAGGGTTTCCCCGAGAAACGAGAAATTATCCCAGCACCAGACCTCGAAGCTGCCGTATGTCTTAAGGCCATCCTCTCTAGGGTGGCAATAGTGGGAAGCGGACGCTTGAACTGATAGCTGAGAGCCGTCCGCCAGTTTTATCATGGGGATGGGCATCTGAGTTATCTCGCCGACAAGCTTAAAGGTTGATGCCGAGCGTTTGGACGCCAGGGCTTGCTGTAATTCATCCATATTGGTCATTCGTTCCACTCCGCTTGTTCCTCAGCCCACCACTGGTAAGGCGAGAGGGTATGATCAGGTTTAGACCACGAGGGTCCGTTGAGTTCAGCGTCCAGACGTTCCCACTCAGAGATAAGCTCCGCGAAGGCATCATCAGCTGGATCAGTCTCCGCAAGGATGGCCTCTAGTTTCTCTAGGTCAGCATCTGTTTTCTGCCAGTAGGCAGTTTCATAAGGGCGGGTGTCCATAGTCAGTCCTCCGGGTTCAAGGTGAAGTCTTTTAGGGAAAAGCTCGTGCCGTTCTTGAGGTTCCAGAAGCGCGGCTCCTGTGGTTCGACCGGGCCAAACATCGACGACGCATAGTACGGGGACCCCATGAACTCGAAGTAGGCCTCCGCTGCTATGCGGTCTGCGTGTTCAATGCCCTCGGCGGTGGCGATGATGGCGACGGCGTCGTTGTTGTCGTCGTCCTCTCCGAAGCGGACTTGGTAATAGACAGGCGCGTTCTGTTCGTTGGTGCGCATAGGTCAGTCCTCCGGGTTCTCAGGTTGATCCGCCCATGCGTCGGCGGGGATGGTGTCGAACGGGTTGGCAAGGTCTTCGAGATAATCGGGCATGGGTTCAGTCCTTTCAGTTGGCTGTGAGGGTCCACTTGAGAGGCCACCGTGGTGGCCCCTCCGGTTGATCCTCAGGCAGGCATACGGCAGGGATCGAAGGCCCAGACACCGCGCTTCTCTCCTTGGGTAGTCAGGAACGCCATATCGGCGCTGTTAATGGCCATTGGGCAGGGGCCATCGGTCGTGACGAAGCTGTCCCACCGGTAGGGGTTGTAGGTTACCGGTTGTCCTTCCGCCGTGGCGTACCGGGCATAGCGAACGTCCTCCTTGTCCCATCCTGAGAACAGTCGGAAGCATTCAATCCGGGCGTCCCCATCGAAGGCTTCTAGGGAACCGACGACACCAGCGTGAACGTTCTTACGTTTCTCTTGGAGGACACGTTGGCGACCAGCCTCAGATACCTTGAACGTGACGTCCCGGAGGAGAACACGGTCAGCATGAGCGACAACGCGGCCCTTGTAGCGACCCTCTAGGGCCTTTATCGAGTAGCACTTACGGTGAAGGTTGAAATATACGAAGGCTTTCATCGGTCAGGCCCCCTTCACTTCCAGGATGGTCAGCCCAGAGGCTCTACCGAATATTTCCAGGGCGGCAGTCTCAGACTTGGCCCAAACGACCTCAGCCTCACGTTTGGCGCTATCGGCCCAGCGGTAGACAATCTCGAACGGTTTTTTCATTTCAGTAACTCCTGTTGATTTGGAAGGGTTAGGTTAAAGCCTTAATGAGGTGCACCCTGTTGGATGCACCCTATAAGACCTCAATTGTTGGCGGCTTCCTCAATGTAACGGAAATCATCCTTGATTTGTTGAAGGATGGTTTGTCCATAGTCATCATCATAATTGTAATGCTCAACGGCACGGTTACCGTCAGCTGCCTCATAGGTCCACCCTACGTGGAGCCATACAGCGAACCCGCCCGGATAGAACTCAATACACTCGACTTTCTCCCGGTGTTCCTTTGGGATTGCGCGGGTGATTTGATCGGCGTCGTAGGTTTTCATTTCAGTAACTCCCCTTTGGTTTGGTGTATGGTTTCTTGAAAGGTAGCCAACGCAAGCTTGGCGATGACAAACGACAGTGATTTGCGAGTAGGCAACCCGCGATCCGCTAGGTGTTCCCTAGCCGTTCTAGCAATGACGTGAATAGGTGACTGTGAAAATAGATCACCATGTTCAAAACTCGATTGCATATCGTCGGCAATTTCTGAGACGATTTCATCAGATACAAACATTTGAGTAACTCCTGTTGATTTGGAAGAGGTGAGGCAGCATTAAGCCGCCTCTTCCCCCTCTTCATGTTCACTGATTTCTTGAGCCTCGAGCAGTAGGTCAACCGCCTGCTGCGCTTGGGATGCTGCTTTGAATATGGCCCGTTTGTCACCCTTCATGACCTCGAGCCAGCTATTGATGTACTGAGCGTGATCGTCTCGAGGTTCCGCTGAGATTTCCAAACGTGCACCGATGAAGGCAGCGCCAAGTTCAGCCACCAGTTCCTCAAAGGCGTAGGCATTCGAGCCGAACCGCCCAGAGAAATCACGATCAAGGCGTGCCTTGTGGCCTGTCCAATGGGTTAACTCATGGGCCAATGTCAGCGCGTAGCTCTCGACGTTATCGAACTGAGCAACATGCGGCATCCTGATCATGTCATGCGACGGGATGAAGCAAGCTTTGTTCCCGCCGTGTTCCACATGGGCCTGATTGAACTCAGCCAGTGAATTGACAGCGGTATCTGCCGGGGTCTTATCAACCTCAGCTATTGCCGGTGCCTCATAGCCCTCGACCTGATCAGCGTTGAAGACAACGTATCCTCGAGCAAGGCGGATCGTCGCCTCTTCACCGGTTTCCTTATCAAGCACCTTGCAGGGCTTGAAGAACACGATGTGTGTGCCCTTCTCACCTTTTTTGACGCTGGCACCTTTGGATTTCCACTGCTTGAAGGTTGCCCACTGGTCGGACTGGAAACCGTTCTCGTTTTTGGAGAGCCACAGCAGCATGATGTTGATGCCACGGTAGGGTTTCTTGGAAATGATGTTGTAGTCAGCGCCTGAGGCGACGACATCGAACCAAGGTTTTACCCAGCTGCCGGAGCAGGTGGATTCCTCGAGGGACTTGATGATTTTGTCGGTGACCTCTTGGTAGATATCGCGTTTCATTTTGGTAGCTCCTGTTGATTTACGGAAGGGTTAGGTTAAAGCCTTAATGAGGTGCACCCTTTCAGATGCACCCTATAAGACCTCAATTTTCGGGGGTAACGTCGAAGAGGAACTTGGAAACATCACAGGCAAGGACGCCGTAATGCTCAGCATCGTGGTATTTCATAAAGCCCTCAGAATCTTGCTCGACATCAACACACCATGCTTTGCCGTGTGTTTTCACCATGTCATACTCAAAGGCGTTTAGAGCTTTAAGGTCATCATCATCCAGACCTGTGGCATCACAGTTGATCAAAGCGCAGGCCCAGTGTGTCGGCAGTAAATAGGTTTCGATTTTCATTTTGAGAACTCCTGTTGATTTGGAAGGGTTAGAACAATCAGGAAAGCCCTCAAGTTCAACTCGAGGGCTTACCGGATTGCTCCGGGGCTTATGGGTCGGCCAGAAGGTTTCGCTTACCCTACCCGGAGACGCCGTTACGTCGTCCATATCCGCCCCGGGGTGAAGCTCATAGGCTGCATGGGCAACCCGTCGTTCGATGATTGGAATGTAGGGCCTCCTGATTTGGAACGCAAGAGATATTTTGAAAAAAAGTGAAGTTTTTTGCCAACGCAGTGCTGATTGTTCCCTAAGTGATTGATTTAGAATAAAACATTTTCAGTGAAACGTTTGATATTTTTGGGTATCTCGAGGGATATTTGAGCGCTAGCGCTGAGGGAACCCCTGCTGTTTTGGGGGAGGGTTACACAACGCTAGTGCTGAACGCTAGTGTTGGTGACTCGGTGTCGTCCTGGTGGTGACCTGGTGGTGACCTGAGCGCTAGCGCTGGTGGTGACCTGAGCGCTAGCGCTGGTGGTGACCTGGGAGGGTGACCTGGTGGTGACCTGGTGGTGACCTGGGAGGGTGACCTGGGAGGGTGACCTGGGTGACCTATAGTGTGACCTCAGCGGAGCGTCGAGGGTGACGACCAGGGTGACGACCAGGGTGACCTATAGTGTGACCTCAGCGGAGCGTCGAGGGTGACGACCAGGGTGACCTATAGTGTGACCTCGAGGGATCGAAAAAAGGTGGAAGAAAAGAAACACGGCCGTATGAGCCGAGCTACCCTCGACGACCCACCGGTGGTGCCGCTGAGGTCACCGGATGGCCCCATCTGAGCATATACTATAAGCAATCGGATATCATATCCCTCGAGTGACCCGCTAGGCCCCACGGTTTCCGCTGGGTTCCACTGGGAGGGCCGCTGGGCTGTGACAAAAGCGGTGACCCCGCCCCCTACTGTGGACTTTCGCTTGGGTGACCCTAAGACCCCCACGGGGGAAGACACGCCCAGCTAGCGCTTATATACCCTGAAAGATTTTTTCTCTAAAATAATCCGGGGGTTAACCTCAAGGTATCGAAGGGCAATAGCGGTGTAAAAATAGGGGGTGGATTTTAAGGGCCTCTGAGGTGCCTTCTTTTTCAATTTCATCAAACACATTGAATTAAACTTAGGTGGCCCCTCAGAGGGCATCCTAGAGCATTCTAGGGCCTAAATTACTGGACTTTGTGGGGTAGGATTCCATACATCTCTGCAATAAGACCTCCGAAGAAGAAAAAAGACACAAAGACGAAGAAGTTTAGAGTACCCCCTAAAGGTCACTTAGAGTATCCCCTAGAGTCTCCACGATAGTGAGACTTCGTACTGAGCGCTACTGCATGTGAACCGAGCGTGTTCTCTAGGTGATCTCTAAGTTCAAACTCTAGTGGAATGAACGCTAGTGCTGAACGCTAGTGCTGAACGCTAGTGCTGAACGCTAGTGCTGAACGCTAGTGCTGAACAATAGTGCTGAACAATAGTGTTGAATGCCTGTAGTTGATTTCCCCTTAAGGCACACTCAGAGGAGCAGCTGATCGGCCCTAAGAGGAAACCCACTCTGGTTAACCCAAAGTGTAACTTCAAGATTAACCTAGAGTGTAACCTAGAGAGTACACCCTAGGTTAACCTAGAGTGTTACTCTTAGTGTATACTACTACATAGATATCTTATCTTATATCTTAGAGTTATACTTAAGTGTATCTATTGTGGTGTGTCTCAACCCTGGGGGGGAGGGTGTGGTCTCCTCCAATATGAGGGGAAAATTAAAACCCTAAGTAAAACAATAGGTTACACACTACCAGTAAACGCCCAGTAAAACGCCAGTGAAACGCTCAGTAGACACTGTTCCACTTGGCTCTGACAGCCCCACTAAAGTTACCCCTGAGCGCATTCTTCTGGTACTTCTTAAGCTCCTTCATCATGTCTGCTTCACGCTTTCTCTTGACCCCTAGCTTCTCATCCCTAGCCATAATCTCAGTGAAGTAACTCACTGCTATACTCAGGGCATCCACACGGTCATCATGCTTCAGAGCGCCCCTCTCAGCACACAGGCGTGTCATCTGGTACACTAGAGACTTCTCAACCTTCACAGAGGATTCATACTTCTGGACACTCTCAAAGTCCTCCTTGAGAACCTCAGGGTCTATGACCAGCTTGTGCCGCATCATGACAGGCTCCAAGGTGTCGATCATCCTGACTTCTTTCTGTTTTGAGTGTCGTACTTCCTCTAGTGCACACTTGTGGTACTTGAGTAACACTGGCTGGAACAGCTTGTTGAACATACCGTCACCGAAGTTGCTCTCAGTGATCACGTAGTTCACCTCTTCATCCCTAGCGATCTTAGCGAGTTCCTCTAGTGTCTGATCGTCATACCCTCCGGGTAGACCACCGCACCTACGGACCACCAGATACCCATTGATGTATTTGACTACAGCATACCCAGTCTCGTCTCTCCCTCGACCACTAGGGTCAACACTGAGAACACTCCCTGTGTACTCAGAGAACATGTTTGAGTGCCCAGCGACTGCGTACATGTAGTCCCCAGCCATAGCTAGGTTAGGGATATCCTTGATCATCCTATCAGGGTGTGGGAGCCAGTTGATCTCCATGGGGGCCTTAGAGACCTCTGTGGGCATGATCAACAGGTCTTTAACCTTCAGAGGGAACTTCTCCATGTCACTCAACTGAGTGTTCAACATGAATTGCAGCTGGAAGCCGGCCTTCCCGTATTCAGCCTCACGGTCAATCAGGTCTGCCTTATCGAACCGCTCAGGATCAGAGGGTTCCCCTGACTGCCCCCTCTCATACATCTTCCTGATAAACGGGGCGAGGTCATTAGAGTACACAGCCATCTGAGATTTCGTGGGCACTAGGGCTGGCCAGATGCGCTTCGCAAAGGTGCTGGGGAGTTTGTTGTAGATGCTATCCTGAGTTTGAGGTGTCCCCAGATAGATAATCTTAGCGCTGGGGAGCGGCTTCAAGATAGCTGAGTATTCTTTGGTTCTCTCAAGGAGCTTCTCGCGCATATCCGAGGTCATCGAGTTGTTGACGACCTCAACGTCATCAGAGACGATGATGTCTGCACGGCTCCCAGTTAACTGCGAGGTAATCCCCAGCGATCTCACTGATGGGCTCTGATCGGGCACAGCAGGCCCAACATCAAATTCAATCTTAGACTGCCGCTGCTCTGCTCTAGGCTTCAGGTGGGCCAACACAGGCATCTCTAAGAGTAACCTCATGGTGAACGTAGTGAAGTTATCAGCCCTGTTCTTAGAGGCTGAGACAACCATGATCTTCTTCTGGGGGTCCTTATAGAGTTCCCAGAGGACATACGCACTCGTCACAAAGGACTTACCACACCCTCGAAACGCCTCAATACAGACTTTGTTGGGTCCGTTCTGAAGGTAATTAGCCATGTCGTACTGGAGAGGTGTAGGGTCGGGTAACTCGATGTGCTTCCAGACTAGCCAGAGGAACTTCCTGAAGTCCTCCTTTAGTGGGTCTTTTTGCTCCATATTTGTAACTGCTCCTGAACTGTAGGTATTTATATCCTCTAAATAGCCCCTAGAATCGATTTTAAGGCCCTCTGAGGGGCCATCTCGATTAAATTCAATGTCCGAAAAGGGGAAGAAAAAGCAGGCTACTCAGAGGCGCTTAAAATGGACGCCACTTTTAGTACGCAAAGACTACCTTAGGCATCTCAGGGTAGATCAGCTGCCTACAGTCAAGATGGATGAATGCTCTGTGCACTCCGATACCGTAGAACCCCATCTGCATCGCTTGGTTCACGATAGTGTACTTAAGGTCACCTGTGGCAGCAGAGACATCCGCTGCGACACCCTTAGAGTGAAACCCAGGTTTATCCTTTTTGGCTTCAACTGGGTGTGTAACATCCCGGTAGCCTGATGTGATCACTAAAGGGAACCCACAGCGTTCCCTGAGTTCATCCATATACTGGAGGAAATCAGGGTTCATGGCGTTCTTCCCAGTATACTTACAGTCAAACTCAGAGTTATTAAAATACTTCATACTCAATCTATTTCATCATTAGTAAACACAGGGAGAGTATCCGCTAGTTGATCTAGTGGTGACCCCGGTTTTCTTATGCCTTCTATTTGGTTATCCTTTAGGAACTTCACTGCGACACTTAACTCAGCTGCCGTAGCTTCACCTGCGCGTACACGCTTCAGGAGGTCCTTAGCGACCTCGATGTGGAGGTCCTCAAAGAGTGCCTCTAGGATGTTATCGTTAGACATGCTATCGCTCCCACACTAACTGCACCCCAAGCCCACTCAGCTTTCTCTGTGTCCCATCCCGTCAAAGGGACGAAGTAGACAGCAGCCTTGAGGAAACCGACCATCAGGATCAACGTACCTAGAAGCACTGACTCGACACCCATAATCAGGAGACCAATAGGGGCAGTCATAGAAACCCCTGTGAGGGCCATTCCGATTACTCTTGCTTTCTGATCGAGAGGGTTGCTGATTAGCTTGGTGATCCACTTAAATGCCTCGTTGTCTTCGTTGAGGGAACCATCGTGTCTGGGGAAGTAAGAACCATGACCAACAATAATCCCGTACCAAGCCAAGGCAGGGACAAGTGCAGCCCAGAGTTCTAAAAGAGGGGCCGTAGCGAGACCTAAGGTTGTCGCGAAGAGACCCCTACGTACAACTCTAGGGCCTAGTAGCCAGCCAAAGCTTTCTTGGCTCATTCCCCTCCAGCGGTACGTGAATGCACCAGCGATGGAGAAGATGATTGGTAGGAGGTATGTCATTATGGAGTGTTACTCTTCTTAAAGCTTCTGCCTACGCTCTCTGTGAGTCCACCACCAAAGTAGAAGATGACGATAGAGAGCATGATCTCCCCGATGTAGAACTCAGAGAGAAGCGACTTCACTTCCTCAATGTTCTGAGCGTGTCCCGTGAGGACCAACCCAAGTGTCAGGAAGAACGTGAAGAGAAACGTGAAGGAGAACATGAGAGCTAGGTACCTCTGGGCAACCTTAAAGGGCGCATAGGCTTTCATTAGGTCTATCTTGGCCTTGGTCCTTGATTCCCTGTCCTCCTCTTCAGAGGTATACGCGTCATCAATGAGTTCCATCCCCTTCTCGAGAACCTTACCGTTCCCAAGGATAGAACCCACTGCTGTAATGAGTGATAGGAGCATATCAGTTACACCTTTTGTCCGGTTTTGCGCCCCAGCAGGACAAACACATTAGAGTTATCTTTTGTTTCGACTGTCCAAACCTCGCCGTGACCCAGTGCACCCTTAAAGTTCAGTTGGTGCTTCTTAAGGGTTACAGAGACTGGGTGCTTAAAGACCACACATAGACCATGCTGATAAAACAGGCTGATTGCCTCCAAGTAAGCATCCTCAGAGGGCGCACTAGCAACCAACAGGATAGCCTTTGGGTCTAAGCAGACCCACACGACACCCACGGCTTCCTCTGCGGAATACGAAGGGGGGAGTTGGGTGTACTCTAGGTCAACATTGGGTAGTGGTGCAGGTGGCTTAGAGGCTACCTGAGTGGTCTGACATGCAGACAAAAATAAAGCCACCGCAAGGGTGGCTAGAATCGTTTTCATGTTTTGCTCCGAAAGAGGCCCTCCCTGTTTTACACAAGGAGGGCCACTAGTTTATCGCTTATTTGTGACCGACTGTTGTATGCCAGATATACGCAATGAGTGACGTAACGGTTGCACCAAGAAGCCATACGCCTTTCATTAGGAACGACTTGTTGAGCCTTTCCTCTTTCATTACGTATTTCTGTACATCAAGCCGTAGGAGGTCGACTTTGGAATCTACCTTACCTACTTCATTGATGATTTCATGGTTACGTTCTCGTTGGTACTGCTCAAATGCTTCCAGCTTCTGTCCGCGTAAAGCCTGACCGCGACGGAGTTCTTCGATAGCTGCCCAGATTGTAACGGCACTTTCTCGTCTGTCTTCCATCAATGTGTCATCAGTTTTTAGACGGTGTGCGGGCATCACCTTGCCCTCGCCTGCTCAACACCGTCGCCGCCAAACGGGTACTCAGCTAAGGCTAGGTAAATATATGTTTTGCTACTGTTGTTAATATCACTTACAGCACGAGGTTTGAAGCCGTTTGCTGTGAAGTCTAATGACGTTCCGGCATCTTCCTCATTT